GTGTGGAGGAAGTGCAGGATACTTTAAAGTTGGAGACTACACGTTTGCCTACTACTCTCCCGGAGGAGAAGACCCTTGGCAAATATTAGGATACACGCTTTGTTCAGGTCAGACAGCTTACTCATTTGGTAACTGTGGTGTTAGTAACTCGAGCGCTTCAGGAGCTTGTTCAGATGCAAGTACTAATCCTAAAACGCTATACTCTGAGTGTAGTCCATTAACAGCAGGATGCTCTTTATTTTATAACTCAAATCTTACTAATCCTGTAACTGAGATTTATGTCTTTGCAGACTCTGCGAATTGGGACATGGACGCATACGGTGTGATAGTAGGATTTTCATCAGTACAATGTTAAAACATGGGAAACATTAATTCATACGCAACTGACAACAACGTATCCTATGCCGATAAACTTATTGGCACAGATGCAGAAGACCAAAACAAAACAAAAAATTTCACCGTAGGTGATATATTGGCTCTCCCATTACCGAACGTCCCCGTGTATGCTGATAACGCTGCTGCGCTTGCTGCCGGCCTTGTCGCAGGTAATGTGTACCGCATCACGGGTACGGATTATTTGGGTGTAGTGCATTAACTTTGTAAATGAAATTTAATCTAATCAAATATGGACATCAGGAAAATATCTATAGGACCTGACTATAAGGGTAGTGCAATGCACTACATTGTAGGACAGAAAGTTCTTGGAGAGACAAACTCAATTCACCTTATTAAGTTCGAGCCGGAGACAGGAGATGTAAAGATTTACATTATCAACGAAAAAGAAGAGGTGATGCTATGGAAGTCTTTTAATCAGAACATGCCTGTGTCTATTGAATTTAATATTGACTATTGATGCAATCACCATTTGACTTCATTGTTACAGGTAAGCGATATAATAATACAAAAGAAATAGGTGGCATAGAGCTTATCGTTAATACCTCAGAAGAAGACCATAAATTTTCCAACCGGTATGCCGAGGTGGTAGAAGTGCCACGTGGATATGATGGGCCAATTCAAAAAGGTGACACGTTACTCGTTCACCACAATGTATTTAAGTTCTACAACGACATCAAGGGTAAGCGCAAGAGTGGTCGTAGCTTCTTTAAAGATGACATCTTCTTTGTAGAGCCTGACCAATTTTTTATGTACAAGCGTGACGGCAAGTGGCACACGTATAGCCGTTTTTGCTTTGTGAGACCAATTCCTGCTGTTGACTCTTATATCAAGAAACCATTTACCAATGAACCGCTCATGGGTATTATGGTCTATCCAAACGCCTACCTCGAGACTCAAGGAGTCCGAGCAGGCGATACTGTATGTTTTAAGCCTGATAGTGAATATGAGTTTGATGTCGATGGAGAAAAGCTATACCGAATATTTGACCACCAAATAACCATGACGCTATGAACCTAATGGTATCGGACAACGTCCTACAGAACCCACACGAGTACGTTTCTGACATACTCAAAAACGAATTTGTTGACATCTACGATGGTGTCAACACCTTTCAGAATATTCAACCTCGTGACCATTCCGATGAGTTCACCCAAATGGTTATTGACTTTATTGGGTCAAACTATGAGGTATCTTGGAACTTCATACGCAAGTCTCCAAAGGGGCAGGAGGAGCCAAACTTCATACACACTGATGAGATGATGGGCGACATTACCGCTATCCTGTACTTGAGCCGTCAGCATCCTGAAGAGGATGGGACTACCATTTACGGAGAAGACGGAAAGCCTTCATGTGTGATATATTCTAAGTTTAACCGGATGCTAATCTTTGATTCTAAGCTTCCGCATAGCAGAAATATATTTGAAAACTTTGGGCAAGACGATTCAAGTCGTCTCGTTCAAGTTGTATTTTTAAAGGAGAAAGATGAAAGATATTAAGTCAAGGATTGTTGAAGCAGGCTATCAAGCAGTCGAGCAGCTTATCAAAGTGGCTAAGGAGGATATTATCAAACCTGACCCTGATGATGAGCTTGCGGCAGACAGGCTTAAGAATGCTGCGGCAACCAAGAAGCTTGCCATTTTTGATGCCTTTGAGATTCTAAATAAGATTGAGGCAGAAAAGGAAGCGCTTGAAATGCTTGAGAAAGGAATAAATAGAACAGACACAAAACAAGGATTTGCAGAACGAAGGTCTATATCGGGTCGTTAAAGACTATGTGCCTCAGAACGCCATATCAAAAAAGAACGGAATACGCTCTTGGAAGTATGGCTATAACGAGCAGTACGATATGGTGGTCATCTCCAAGACAGGACAGATTGGGGAGATTATCAATATCGCAGGGCTTTACATTGCCCTACCCTTAGCACCCAAAGAGTGTCTTCAAAGACACTCCACCAAGAGTGAACAGTATTGGGAGCGCAGAGAATTACCAAAAGAGCTTGGTAAGATTCAGTCAATCTTTCAGTGGAATGAGATGCCTACTGAGTTTAAGGACAGATGGGTAGACTACATTGAGCAGGAGTTTGACTATAGGGAAAATGGTTATTGGTTTATGAATAACGGGACTCCTACCTATATGCCGGGGTCTCACTATATGTACTTACAATGGTCAAGTATTGACATAGGCTATCCTGATTATAGGGAGGCGAATAGGATATTCTTTATCTTTTGGGAGGCTTGTCGGGCTGACTCAAGGTGCTTTGGTCTGATATATCTGAAGATAAGACGTTCAGGATTTTCCTTTATGTCCTCATCAGAGTGCGTTAACATAGCCACGCTTGCAAGGGATTCAAGGGTTGGTATCCTGTCTAAGACAGGTGCTGATGCCAAAAAGATGTTTACAGACAAGGTTGTACCTATCAATAGCAGGCTGCCATTCTTCTTCCGTCCGATTATGGACGGTATGGATAAGCCAAAGACGGAGCTCGCTTACCGTGTACCTGCCTCTAAGATTACCAAGAAGAATATGACTAATGCTACTGACAGTAGCGTAGATGGATTGGATACCACAATAGATTGGAAGAATACAGAAGACAACTCGTATGACGGTGAAAAGCTCCTATATCTTGCGCACGATGAGAGCGCCAAGTGGCTGAAGCCAAATAATATCCTGAACAATTGGCGTGTAACCAAGACCTGTCTTAGGGTGGGTAGCAAGATAATTGGCAAGTGCATGATGGGCTCCACCTCGAATGCACTAAGTAAGGGTGGGGATAACTACAAGAAACTATATGAGGACTCTAATATAACAAACCGAAACGCCAACGGACAGACCAAGAGCGGTCTGTATTCCTTGTTCATTCCAATGGAGTGGAACATGGAAGGGTTCATTGACCGCTACGGGATGCCTGTATTTCGTAGGCCATCTGAGCCTATACTTGGAGTGGACGGTCAGAACATAACCAATGGTGCTATTGACTATTGGGAGGCAGAGGTGGATTCTCTTAAGAGTGACCCCGATGCGCTGAACGAGTTTTATCGTCAGTTTCCTCGCACAGAAAGTCATGCTTTTAGGGATGAAAGCAAGCAGGCGCTATTCAATCTGACCAAGATTTATCAACAGATTGACTACAATGATTCACAGATTCAAGCGCACAATGTTTCACGTGGAACATTTCATTGGAAAGATGGGGAGAAAGATACTAAGGTTTTATGGACTCCCGACCCACGTGGAAGGTTCCTAATCAGTTGGGTTCCACCCACTCACATGCAAAACAATGTGTCCATTCGTAGTGGAGTAAAATACCCCGGAAATGAACACCTTGGGAGTTTCGGTTGTGACCCATACGATATATCAGCAGTTGTTGGAGGAAGAGGCTCCAACGGTTCGCTTCATGGTATGACCAAGTATCACATGGATGACGCTCCTGTCAATCAGTTCTTCCTTGAATACATTGCTCGACCTCAGACGGCTGAGATTTTTTTTGAGGAAGTCCTTATGGCTTGCGTATTCTACGGGATGCCAATGCTTGCGGAGAACAACAAAGCTCGTATCCTGTATCATTTCAAGAATAGGGGGTATAGGCAGTTTTCCATGAACAGGCCGGACAGGGTGCTCAATAAGTTGAGCAAAACGGAAAGGGAGCTTGGTGGTATACCCAACTCTTCCGAAGAGGTAAAGCAAGCACACGCCTCTGCAATTGAAAGTTATATTGAAAAATTCATCGGCTTTGATTTGACAAATAGCTATCGTCCATCTGATGAGATAGGCACAATGCCGTTCACAAGGACGTTAGAGGATTGGGCTAAATTCGACATTAATGACAGAACTAAGCATGACGCATCAATTAGTTCAGGTTTAGCTATTATGGCAAACCAAAAGAATGTATATTTACCTGACAAAAAAGAGTCGAAAATTAGTATTA